AAATCCTTAGCACAATGTGGCATAGTTTACACCATGGCAGATAAAGAAGCCGAGTCAGTTCCATTCATCGACAGTGATGATTGCACCTTTCTTAAAAGATCATCAGTTTGGAGTGAGAAATATAAAAATTTCTTGGCCCCCCTCGAGTTAAAATCAATTGCAAAAACACTTCATTGTGTGTTGAAAAGCAAATTTTTAAATATTGAGGAGCAAACTGTTGAGTGCGTAACTAACTGTATGATGGAATTTTGGTATCACGGTGAGGAAGTCTACAATGAGCGCCGACTGCAGTTACTCAAAATTTGTGATGAGGCAGGATTGCTGCCATATTTTGAGAACGAGACAATTGCTACTTTTGCTCAGGTGGAGGAGAAGTATTGCAAACAGTGGGATATTCAATTGTAGTGTTCGCTAAGGCCTGGAATGGGCCATTAAATCATTCCCGCTTATATTTTGGTGTGCGTTAACACCATGGTTTATCTCTTTTCCTAAGAAGAGAAGGTTGTACCCTGTAACCAGATACAGGGTAAATGACCTGGGTATGTCATAAAACTGCCTCCTTACATAGTTCAGGTTACTATGTGCAAGGTTTGGTCTACCTTAAAAGACCCCCTTTAATAGGGATATCATTAATTGCGGAGTTATCCGCATTCGTTAAAAATAACTTGTGTGTATTGGTTACCACGGATCGTGATTATTCTGTACAATCACTCTTCCGGAGGCTTGCATACAATACCAGTGTCTACTTCTTAGATTAGACAGCTCTTTTTAGAGTACCTTGCTGGAGGAATGTTACAGATAGGGAGCTGGGCTTAACTTCGACCCACCATCCTTATTCATAGTAGGAGTTACTGACCATTATGTAAATATAAATACTGCGACTAAATTGACTACAGAGACTGTATCTTTTCATGACGCTAAACCCCAATGGGAGACGCGCATAAATACACGACCGGATAGTACATTTGATCTCGCTTTTATGGAAGACACGACTTTGTCGGATTTCTTCAAACGACCTATATTAGTCGACACAACTTTATGGACTCCAGCACAGGTATCACCTTTTTACCTGTCCATTCAACCATGGACTCTGTTTTTCAATAACAAGAGGGTTGCTAATAGGATATCTAATTATAACTTACTGCGTTGTAATCTGCACATTAAGTGTATGATAAACGGCAACGGTTTCTACTATGGTAAGTTGATAGCCAATTATGTTCCCCTTAAGGACTTTGATACAGTTACTCCAGTGAATGGTCTCGAACCTGAAGTGCGCATTGGTGCTTCTCAGAGAATGCATTTTTACCTAGATCCAACCATTTCCCAAGGTGGTGAGATGATTTTACCCTTTTTCTGGCAATTTAATGCTATGAATCTCAACACGGGTGATTTCAACGATATGGGTAATTTTTATATTCATGAGTTTAATCCTTTGCAGCATGCAAATGGTGGGACAAGTCCTATTTCTGTTTCAACATACATTTGGGCGGAAGACGTCCATGTATCATGTCCAACATCGATGAACATTGCTGGCTTGGTTAATCAGTCTGATGAATACAGCATCAAACCTGTTACCCATACCGCTACCGCCATAGCTGACGCAGCAGACAGACTTATGTCTGTCCCCTTCATATCACCATATGCAAGGGCGACTTCAATGGCAATGCGGTTGGCAGCAGGAGTTGCTAATTCATTTGGACTATCTAGACCGGCCATCATCGACAATGTTGAACCCATGATGCCTCAGTACATAGGTCCCATCGCTAATACCGATCGTGGGGACAATTGTACTAAGCTGTCTGTTGATAGTAAACAGGAATTGACTATAGATCCTAGGGTAATGGGATTAGAGAGCCTTGATGAAATGACGTTGCATAGCATAGCGACACGCGAAACCTTTCTTACTACAATTTCATGGTTACCTTCCGATGTACCAGGTTTGTTCAAATGGAATGCCAGG